CTCTTACATATATGATACGGCATACTCACTTGCCGCAAATCATTAAAAGGAGGTAAATAATAATGGCAACAACAACAGATGTATCTCCTTTAAAAATAAATTATTTAACTCAATCACAATATAATACGGCATTAGCTAATAACCAAATTAATGCTAATGAACTTTATTTAACGCCAGCTGATGATACTGTTAATATTAGTATTGCCACCAACTCTGTTGCTGGTATCGTAAAACCGTGGTATTATCATTCTGCAGCAAGTAGCGGGCCTACCGCGGGTAGCAATGCCACGGCAGTTACAGTTAATGGAATTACTACCGACGCGGGAAAATATTACGCGATTGAAATGGATAAAGATGGTAGAATGTTTGTAAATGTGCCTTGGACAGATGCCAACACTAAAAATACTGCTGGTTCAACTGATACATCAAGTAAAATTTATTTAATTGGTGCTACAGAACAAAGCGCTAATCCACAAACTTATTCACATGATACAGCCTATGTCGGAACTGATGGATGCTTGTATTCTGGTGGTTCTAAAGTATTAACCGCACATCAAACCTATACATCTTTTACTGGAAAACCAACTGCAAATCAAACGCCAGGATTTGGTAGTACATTTACTATTCAGCAAATTTCACAAGCGACTTCAGGCCAAGTTAGTGGAACAGATAGAACGGTAACAATTCCCGCTACAATTGCAACAAATACTGCTGTAGGGCTTGTAAAGCCTTGGTATACGCATACAGCCGCCAGTACTGGTCCTACTACTGGCAATAATGCTACCGCTGTTGCAGTAAATACCATTACAACCACTAGCGGAAAATATTATGCTGTTGAAGCAGATTCTAATGGGCGTTTATTTGTTAATGTACCTTGGGCCAATACTGATAATTACGTCGGACAAGGTCTTAGCTCAACCACTGGCTGGCGAAAGATACTTGGCAGTTATAATTATACTACTAATTCTAACGACACATTAGCCACCACCAACGGGACAAATGTTGTTTATTATCATACTGATGTTGCTATGCAACCTTCTACTGGCACCATTCGCGCGAATATTTATCGTGTACAAGATAATGTAGAACTCCAATGGAATAGCACAGATGAAAGTCTTGATTTTGTATTTGTTTAAGGGGGAGTTAATATGAGTTTAAAAGTATGGCTCCCCCTTGATGGGGATTTGAGGAATTTAGGTACTTCCAATGGGAACTTTTCAATAAAAACTGCTTTAACATATACCGATAATGGCAAAATAGGAAAAGCATATTCCGGCGGAGCAATTACAATAGATGCTAATACCACTGCTTCTATTTTAAATAATCAAGAATTTTCTTTTACTTGTTGGGTATACGTTAATTCTACTGAGGGGAATACTAGTAATAGAGAAATGTTTTTCGGAAATTCTAGTATGGGCGAAAATAATAATAGAAAATTTTCTATTTTTCAATATCCAACTTGTAATGACTTACATTTAAGTTGGATGAATGACACAGCATCTACTACTTTTATCGGCGGAGTATGGGCTGGTGTTTTTCCTTCTTACAAATGGACGCATATAGCGGTGACATATAAAAATCCTAATTGTACTATTTATGTCAATGGTGCTAAATATGACACTCGAACAGGAACAAGCAGTTCTTCTTCTTTTGAATATGAAACATATTTATTTTACAACGCTCCAAACCAAACACGTTATTTAAATGATTATCGTATTTATGACCACTGTCTTTCTGCAGCGGAAGTTCATGAAATTGCGCAAGGACTTATTTTACACTATAAATTAGATAATAATGGTTGGGGAAATGAAAATTTAGCTACAGGCACATCAACTGCTATTACGTTAATTCCTTCAGGTGGAAACGATTGGTTTGCTCCTGTTGGCTTTTATCCTAATGATGAGAATGGATTAAATTTACTTCATAATTCTACGGATAGTGACTTATTTACGGTGTCGTTTGATTATACTGCTACTGGAGTCGAAAGTGCTTTTGAAATACGTCCATCATTAAAATACACTTCCACTTCTTATACAAAACCAAATTATACTAAAATTGCATCAACTGCTTATTTATCAATTGGAAGCTCTAGTGGACATTTTGAAGGCACTTTTTATACCACGCCTGGCCAGCGTGAATATGGGCAAGCATGGCTCCTTGCCGGTGCTACAACTAGTACAACGGTTAATAGAAATATTCAATTAATAATAAAAAATTTTAAATTTGAGCAAGGAAGTAAAAGTACTCCTTGGTGCCCAAATAAAAATGATACTATAGCAAATACATTAGGCTACAATGATAATCAAATACACGATTGTAGCGGTTATAATCATTTTGCTACCACTCCATCAGCTCTTGCTACTACAAGTGATACCCCACGCTATTCTACCGCAACAACATTTGATGGAACTAATTATGGTTATATTCAAAGTACCGTGGTTGAAAGTGATCATCTTAGTTCTGAATATACATGGGCTGGGTGGATTTATAGAGATTATACTGATGCGACTGCAAGATATTTGTATAATGGTATAACAAAAGTATATTTAGATACAGATTTCTCTACTAGAATACAATGGAATCATGGTAAATCAGACGGCACAGCATCTGTAAATACGAGTGATATGGGAATAATTATACCATATAAAGAATGGACACATTTAGTTTGGACATTTAAAGACGGATATTTAAAAATATATATAAATGGTGAATATAAAGATTATTCTAATAGAACCGGTACTGGACAATTTATAAAAGGATATACAAATCAAATGATAGGAGCTAACACTTCTTCCTCTGGTCAATGGATAGGCAGTATAAGTGACATAAGAATATATACCACCGCATTACTTGACAATGATATAAAATTGTTGTATAATATGGGTATGAAGGTAGATAATTTGGGTGGAGTTCATGGATTTGAATTAAATGAAACTCAATCTAATGTTTTTAGAAGTGAATTAATTATGCCTTTTGCAAAATCAAATAATAGTGCAGGAATAGGTGAAATTGTATTAAGAAATAATGAATATGCAATGGATTTACGACCTGAACCATTTTATCATAATTTATCAGACACACAATCTGGAGTACTTCAAGGATATTTTAGACCTGGTTCATATATTATTGATATATGGATAGATGCTGATGAAAATATTTATAACGGAAATTATTATGAATGTGGAATATATATAATTTATACAGATGAAAGTTCATCAGGCCTTTATGCAACTGGAGGAGATAAAGGGTGGCAACATATGCGAACAATTACTCCAGCTGATAAAACCATTGATAGAATAATGTTTAGATATTACGACTCAAAGCCAACATATTATAGATTAGACAGTTATATGTGTTATATAGGAAATGTTAAATTAGAAAAAGTTGGTCAACTTAATACTTCAAATTTTGTTGAAACAAGCAATGTAGCATCTATTACTAAAGGCGGAAGCGTATTAACAACCGAATTTATAGAAATTTAAAAGGAGGCTCGTTATGGCACAATTAAAAGACACTGTCGTTAGCGGAAGCCTACGGGCAACCGATACTTTATATAGTACAACAGCGCAATTTCAAATTTTAAATGTAATGGGCGGTAATTTAACCGTTAGTAGAGTAAGCGGGAACAGTGGTGTTAATGTTACTCAAACTACAGTACCTAATCAGACCATAACATTAGCTTTTAATACAAGTGGTTCTCAAGGAATATGGAGCACTGGATATGGAGCATCCGGAACATCTACAACAGATGGAAAATGGCTGGTTTACCGCAATAGTAGCGGGAATATTATTTTTAATGGCTTATCTCAATACACATATCCAAGTACTGTAGATTTTACTTCCGCTACAAATAATATATCAACCGCAATAAATAGTAATTTATATTTTGTTGGAGATTCTTCTAGTAATGGTATAGCACGCCTCAGACAAAATGTATATACTAACGGTAATACATCTTTAGCGTTACAATCTAGAAATTATAATAGTTCCACTAGCAGCTGGGGAGATTATAAAGGAATTATCATTCAAACCCCCAAAGATAACACAGTAAATTATGTAATTGATAGCCCACAAAATTTCTTATCAGCTTTAGGAGTAGTTTATTCTGATACTACCCCATCATCACCCACAGAAGGGATGATTTGGTTAAAACCAATTTAATATGAAAGGAGGAATCTACTATGGGATTCATGAAAGAAACTTATTCTAATAATCGTGCTGGTCTATTAGTCGCATTTGGCGGAGACCAACCAACAGAAGGTTACACTCCAACTGATAGTATTCAAGAAGCCTTGGAATACTTTAATTTATATGTAGAAAAAGGTGTTATCTATTCTCGTACTGAAGCCGAAGAAATTTACGAAGAACTTGGTGTAAATACAACTTCTGAAGTTGAAGAACTTCGCACTTCTTTAAACGCAGTCGCAGCCACACTTTCTGATGAGGCCGCCGCAGAATATCCAATTCTCTTCAAAGAATGGAAGTCTGGTGTAAATTACGCAGTAAATGATCGTCTTCGTTATCGTCAAGGTTTATATAAAGTTCTTACTGCTCACACTTCTCAAGACTCTTGGACGCCAGATGCCGCGCCAAGCTTATTTGCAATTCTATTAAATCCAGACCCAACCATTATCTATGATTGGATTCAACCAGATTCTACAAATGGTTACGCCACGGGAGCCCGTGTCCGCCACAACGGAGAAATTTGGACTTCAACCGCGGATAATAATGTTTGGGAGCCTGGCACAGTAAATGCCCCTTGGATTTCTGATTCTGAAGCACAACAAGAGCCAACAATTGCTGAATGGACGCAGCCAGATTCAAATAATCCTTATATGACAGGTGATCGCGTATCATACAATGGTGATATATATGAATCATTAATTGATAATAATACTTGGTCACCAGAAGCCTATCCAGCCGGTTGGCAACTAATTACTGAATAAGCACTAAAAACCAGAACAATTATATAGCATTCTCACTTCTCTATTTGAGGTGATATAAATGAAAAAAGCACTTATCGCTTTTCTCGCGGCAATTCTATTATTCTTTATAACAATAGGACACGCCGAAGAAATAGTTAATAAAGCGACTCTTCATTTAGATAAACCCTATCGGTATGGTGCCGAAGGACCTAATGCTTTTGATTGTTCTGGTTTTGTTTTTTATTGCTATAAAACTATTTACAATATTGAACTTCCCCGAACAGCAAAACAACAAGGTTATAATGAAGAATACCAAAAAATAGAAAAAATAGAAGACTTGCGGCCTGGCGATGCCGTATATTTTAATACTCGTAATGATAGAGATTTATGCGACCACGCCGGTATTTATATTGGTAATGGAGAATTTATTCATTGTTCTTCTGGCAAACACAAAGTGGTAATATCTACCTTATTAGAAGGATATTATAATAAACGCTTTTCTTGGGGAAGGCGAATAAAGGGGGTTATAGAATGAATATTATGACCAAACACGGTTCACAAGATAATGTAATCACTTATGAGCATTATTGTGACACAATACAAGATATGGATAATATAGATCCAAAATATATTACTCTTGGTTCTGTCTGTATTGTTGTAAGCGGCGAAAGCGGAGGATTAGATGTTTATATTGCTGGCAGCAATAAGGAATGGAATTTAGTATAAGGAGGATTTATCTATGGATATTTTAGATATTATTATAGCCAAAAAGAAATCCTTCACAGGAGAAACAGAAAAATTAACTCGCCAAGCAAATGAAGCAATGGCAAAAGCAAATGAAGTCGCGGCAAAAATAGACCAAGCACAAGAAGCGCTTGATGCTGCGGAAGAAGCTAATACTCGCGCGCAAGAAGCCGCAGAAACTTTTGACTTATTAGAAAATGATATTGATGCGGCAATTGAATCCAAAGTTCAAGAAGCCGTGGCTTCTATTGAAACAGATGGAGTTTCAGAAGTAGATGTAATAGACGATAATACTTCTTCAGCAAAAATTAAAAAAGTTCGCACGCGAAAAAAGGGTATTTTACAGGCTTATGAAGTAATGAAAAATTACTTTACTACCGGTTCAAATGAAGATGGTAGTATGACTCAAAAGGCTATTACACAAGCCTTACAAAATCAAAAAACAGAATTAGAAAATAAAATTAACAATATCCCATCAGGTGGAGGTTCTGGTTCTGGTAATATCTCTGGTAATATTTCAGCAGAAGATGAGGGATCTATCGTGACTATTGATGAAAATGGTAATATTATTCCTAGCTCTATTACAGAAGCTGATGTAATTCTTACTCAAATAATTTCGGGTACTTATAAAAATGATAATATAGTCGGCTTAGAAATTGACTATGCCAATAAGACTTTTTCTCGCTTACAAGGAGCGAAAGGATTAACTGCTGGTACAGCATTTAATAAATTCACGATGTTTGGCGGCCGCAAGCGTTGTATTGTTGATGCACAAGGCAATATTATTCGTTTCCTTACTTCAGAAGACACAGCTGAGACCGTAGCTGATCAACGTATTATGGTCTATCAGCCATCTTTCTATTATTTGCGTGTGCCGTTATCTACAACGAAGACTACTAATGGTATTAAGGTAAATAAAGAACACCTTTATTTATCTGATAAAAAATCTGCTGGATTTATGTTACATCCAATTTTTCGTGATGAAGATGGCAATGCTTTAAGATATGTTTTATTACCAGCTTTTGAAGGCAGCGCTTATCGTTATTCTTCAAATACCTTTGTATATGACGATGCACAAAATATTGACTTTGAACATGACTGTTTAGTCTCTACCATAAATGCGAAGCCTATCAGTGGCACAACTCAAGAGTTTACCGCGGCAAACGCAAAGAAAATGGCGGAAAATAACGGTACAGGTTGGAAAATGACTGATTTAAAATTTGTTTCTATGAATCAGATGCTAATGATGGTAGAATATGGTAGTCCAAATATACAAAATACCTTTAATAAGGGACTTACAGAAGCATCTAATCTTGCTAATATAAATTTAGGCTTTAATACTGGTTCTACTTTATCCCTATTAAATAGTTCTGGACAAGCGCTTTCTTCCCTTACCATACGAAATGGCGTAGAAACAACTTATTCTGAAGAAGGCAAATGCTCTATTTCATATCGCGGTATAGAAAATCCATATGGTAATATGTGGAAAATGATTGATGGACTAACAATTATAAATCATACTGCCAACTATAATGGTACTGATATTAACTTTAAAATAACGAATGCTGATGGTTGGATAAACGCTTTTGGATATGATAATGATTTTGATTGGATTTATCTTCCAATTGAAGTATCTTCTAATGCCAATAGTAATTTACCAGTTGGTGACTATACATATCAAAATAGTAATCAAAATGAACAAACCGTTGGAATGATTGGCGGTTTCTCCTCATCTACAACAAATAGTGGTCTTTTCTACTATAGTTTAGAAACAACTACCAATTTCCATTCTCGCCATGATTCTGCACGTGTAATGTTTATTCCAACAACAAATACAATGATTGATAATCATAATTACAATACTTGGTATAATTCTTTATAAGAGGTGGTTATAATGAAAATCTATGATTCTACCTATTCCACAATAGAACCACCCAAGATTGATGTAACCGCAACAAAAGTTTTTCTTGCTACAAATATTCAAGAAGTTGAACGTGAAGTGGAAGATACAATAGAACATTGCTATCAATATACACTTACTGAATATGATAAAGATGAATATTTTGCTTTGCTTTCTCAAAATCAACAAGACATTGAAGCGCTACAAGAAGAACTACAGGCGGCTAAAATACTATTGGGGGTGGAGTAAATGGGAACTTTAGTTGATTTAGCGGTTAAACTCCGCCCTTTCATTGAGAAGGCTGCTTTAAGCCTTAATGATGAAGATGCTTTAGAAGCAGTTCAATTATTTCCACGCTGGAACGACAGCGCTGAATATAAAGTAGGCGATAAAGTTCGTTTACAAAATGTGCTTTATAAGTGTCTACAAGATCATATTGCTCAACCAACTTGGAGTCCAATCGCGGCTCCAAGTCTTTGGGCAAAAGTTTTAATTCCAGATC